CGTACGGCTCTTAGTCGGACACGATGCGAGCAAGATACCGCTCGCTCGTACTCCAAAGACCATGAGCTTACAGATCGACGACGGCGGCTTAAAGATCGAAGCGACGCTACCTAATACCGAAGCCGGTAGAGAAGCCTACGAAGCTGTACAGCGTGGCGACCTTAGAGGTATGAGCTACGCTTTCACAGTACCAGAGGGCGGCGACTCTTACGACCCGAAGACGAACACGAGGACTATTAAGCGTATAGCGAAAGTCTACGAGTGCTCTCTTACAGCGTTTCCGGCTTACGAGTCTACTTACGTCTCGGCAGAGAGTAGAGACTCTCGGCGTCTCCTCTGTGGTCTCATGGAGAAGCGCAACGAAGCGAAAATACTTATAAATCAGATTATGAAAGCGAGGATATAAAGCTATGAAATTTACTACAGTAGCAGAAGCTTTTAACTATTATCGTACTAAGACCGTCGAAGAGATGGAGACCAGAGCGAAAGCTATCGGCGCAGAGATCGACAGCAACGCCGACGCCGACGTAGAAGCTCTTAATATTGAGCTTAAGGGCATCAAAGAAGCGAGAGACAACGCCGAGACCAGAAGCGAAGCGAAGAAGACGCTCTCTTTCTTTGAGGGCATGGACACGAAGCCGCAGAAGACGAGCTTCGACGCCGAGACCGTACTCGATACAGAAGAGTACCGTAGCGCTTTCTTTAAGACCATGCTTAACCAGAAGCTCACAGAAGCCGAGAAGAGGGCTTTCGACCTTGCTATCGAGACCAGAACCGACGCTTACAATACGTCGAGCAATAGCGCCGCCGTACTGCCTACTCATACTCTTAACGAGATCATTAAAAAGGCTCGGACTATGGGCGGCTTACTGGGCGAGTGTAGAGCTTTCTCTATGCCTACCAAGATCGCTATACCTATCGGTACGCCGAGCACTAAAGCGGCATGGCATACAGAAGCGGCGGCGGTAGACTCTGAAAACGTGACTGTAGCGACGGTAAGCTTCGACGGCTACGAGATTATGAAAGTATTCTCTATCAGCGAGAAAGCTCGCCGTATGAGTATCTCGGCTTTCGAGAGCTATCTCGTAGAAGAGCTCAGAGCTTGCGTTATGGAGACGCTCGCCGACGCTATCGTAAACGGTACAGGCTCTTCACAGGGTACAGGACTCGAGAGCGGTATTACATGGACGAAGACCGGCGCAACCCAGAACGCCGTAGAGATCGCCGCTAACGGCTCTTTCACTTATGCGAAAGTCGTCGAGTTTGTGGCTCTTCTTAAGCGTGGCTACGCCGCCGGCGCTAAAATGGCTATGAATAATAAGACTCTGTACAACGTCTTTTATTCTATTCTCGATACCACTAACCGTCCTATCTTTATCGCAGATCCTAAAGACGAGTCTATCGGTAAAGTGCTCGGCTTCCCTGTAGTCGTAGACGACAATATCGCCGATAATACCGTCTATCTCGGTAACTACGGTAAGTACATGGGCTACAATCTGCCCGAGGGTATTACTATCGAGTCTTCGAGAGAGTCGAGCTTTAAGAAAGGCGTCGTAGACTATAGAGCTATGGCTATCGCCGATTGTAAGCCGCTCGTTACTGAAGCTTTCGTTAAGCTGTACAAGGCGGCGGCTTCTAACTAAGTCGAGTAAGACGGTAATACTGTATTATTGATAAGAGGGGGCTCGGGATGCTTTAACGCTCTCGGGCTCTTTCTTAAGAGAGGTAATAATATGACTTTAATAGAAGCGAGAAACGTCTTACACGTAGACGCCGGCGTAAACGACGAACTTATAAGCGCTCTGGTAGACGCTATACCGAGCTATATCGAGACGACTACAGGACTCGAAGAGAGTTACCAAGATAACGAGCCGCTCGTAGACGTAGTAGGCGGCTTACTTCTTACTCAGTGGTATTATAGCGACCATGCAGACGACCAGAGCTTAACGAGGACTATAAACGCTCTCTTAAAGGCTCTCGCCGTGAGAGCTCGTAGCTATGCCGAGTAAGTACGGTAACGCCGGCTTCTATAACTCGAAAGAGTGGCGGCGAGTCTCTGCGGCTTACATGAGCTCGAAGCTCTACGTCTGCGAGAGGTGCGGTAGACCGGCTCAGATATGCCACCATAAGAAATGGCTCGACGACAGCAACGTACACGACCCAGAGACGGCGCTAAGCTTCGATAACTTAGAAGCGCTCTGTATCGAGTGCCACAACGCCGAGCACGGACTCAGACACGATATAACGCTCTTCGACGACGACGGTAACGTAGCGACGGTAAAAGAGAGCGTAGCTACCAAAGAGTACCAGAGCCGGCGAGATCAGATAGACGACGTAGTAGAACGAGCGAAGAAGCTCTTCTCTGTGGTCTCATATAAGTAGGTGCAATGTTGCCCTCACTTTTTGATGGGCAAGTTAGAGAGGTGAGAGTATGAAAGAAAAGAAGCTCGACTTCGACTTTAACGATATATTGCAGAAGATACCAGAAGATAAGAAGACTATCGGCGAGAAGCTCGTAAAAGAGCTCGCTTTCATGGAGAAGACACTCGAGCGGCTTAAAACCCAGATCGCCGAGACCGGCGAGGTAGAGCACTTCGTACAGGGTAAGCAAGACTTTTTAAGAGAGTCGCCGGCGCTCAAGTCTTACGCTACGCTCGTACAGCGTTATAGTGTGATGTATCGACAGCTCGCCGACCTTATGGGCAAGAGCCCAGAAGCCGAGAAGAGTAACGCCGTCTACGACTTCTTAAAAGAGATATGAGCAACTATATAGACGAGTATCTCGACGCTATGCGCTCTGGTAAGTGTATCGTCGGTAAGCGTATAAGACGGCAATACGAGAAGCTCAGCCAAGACATACACGAGCCGAGCGGCGGCTACGTCTTCAATCAGAAGAGAGCCGAAAGACCGATACAGTTTATAGAGCGCTTCTGCAAACATTCTAAAGGCGAGTGGGCGGGTAAGCCGGTAAAGCTCGAGCTCTTTCAAAAAGCCTTTATATCGGCTCTTTTCGGCTTCGTGAATGAGACCACAGGAAAACGCCGGTATAAAGAGACTATGTTATACGTAGCTCGCAAAAACGGCAAGAGTACGCTACTCTCTGGTATCGCTCTGTACTGTCTTATAGCAGATGGAGAAGCCGGCGCAGAAGTCTACAGTATCGCAAACAAGAAAGACCAAGCGAGACTCGTCTTTACAGAAGCTCTAAACATGGTACGACAGAGCCCAGAGCTCTTAGAGATCACGAAGAAGAGAAAGAGCGACTTATACTTTCCGCTCACTTTCTCGAAGATGCAACCGCTCGGACGATGTAGCGATACGCTCGACGGACTTAATAGCTCTCTGGTCATAATAGACGAGCTTCACAGTATCAAAGATCGCAATACCTACGAGGTGATGAAACAGAGCCAAAGCGCAAGACGAGAGCCGCTTCTCGTAATGATAACGACCGCCGGCACTGTGAGAGAGTGTATTTTCGACGATATGTATAAATACGCTTGCGGCGTCTGCGACGGTACGATAACCGACGAGCACTTTCTACCGATACTCTACGAGCTCGATAGTAAAGACGAGTGGCTCGAGCCGATGGCATGGGAAAAAGCTAATCCGTCGCTAAACCGTATAAAGAAGCTCGACGACCTTATAAGCAAAGTAGAGAGGGCAAAGCAAAGCCCGAAAGACCTTACCGGCGTACTCGTGAAAGACTTTAACGTAATATCTACGGTCTCGAGTACGTGGCTTACTTTCGAGGACATAAACAACGAAGAGACCTTCGATATAGCAGACTTTAAGGGCTACTACGCTATCGGCGGCGTAGACCTGTCTCACGTAGGAGACCTTACCGCCGCTACGCTTCTCTTTATGGATAAGAACGAAAAGCGCTACGTTACCCAGATGTATTGGCTACCGAAAGACCACTTCGAGAAGCGAGTACACGAAGAGAAGATACCTTACGATAAATGGTACGAAGCCGGACTTCTGCGGCTCTGCGAGGGTAACCAGATCAATTATACAGATGTTACGGCGTGGTATCTCGAAATGGTAGAGAAGTACGACGTAACGCCGGCGTGGATATACTACGACCCTTATAGCGCCGCTTACTGGGTGCAAGAAATGCAGAGCTACGGCTTTAATCTCGTGAAATGCTACCAAGGCGTAAAGACGCTCTCGCTACCGATGCAGAAGCTCGGCGCAGATTTACAGGCGAAGAAGATTAACTACAATAACTCGAGCTTGCTTAAGTGGTGTATCACGAATACAGGCATAAAGACCGACGTAAACGGCAATATACAGCCGGTAAAGGCTCAGAGCGCTAAGTACCGTATAGACGGCTTAGCGAGTCTCTTAGACGCCTACGTAGGGCTTACAGACCATTACCAAGAGTATTTAGACACTATAGAGAGGTGAGACAATGGCAAACCAGAGATATATTAAGAGCGGCTTATACTTCAAAAAAGACAAGCAAGCCCAGATATATAAACACCATAGCGGCGGCTATGACGACGAGGGCTTTCCGACCGGCGACTATTACACGCCGGTAGCGCCGGCTCTTCTGTGGTGCTATGCGAAACAGCTCACACAAGAGCAATTATACGCCGCTCACGCTTATTGGAACGACGAGACGAGACTCTTCGTATTCAACTACAGAAACGACGTAAAACAGTACGATTTACTCTACTACGCCGGTAAAGATCAGTGGTACGAAGTAACGAGGGTAGACACGACCGACGACTATAACGGCGAGCTCTTCGTCTACGTGAAGAATACCAGAGCGCCAAAAGACGACGCTATAAAGCCGTATGGCTACGAGCCGTAATACATGAAACCACAGAGAGAGCCTACCAGACCGGCGGCTCTTTCTTTTTTGCGCTTATCCGTATTACTGCATAGTTACTATTGTTTATTGACAGCGCTAAAAAACTATGGTATATTGTCTATGGAATACTATGTTATCAGTAATACGAGAAAGAGAGGTTAAAAGCATGAGGGTAATTACTTTTCTTAATCAAAAAGGCGGCGTCGGTAAAACGACGAGCTGTATAAATCTGGGTGCGGCGCTCTCTCTTCGTGGTCTCAAGTGCTTACTCGTGGATATAGACCCACAGGGCAATTTATCCCAGAGCGCCGGCTATGACGAGCTCGCAGACGGCGACGTAACGACCTACGAAGTACTTAACGGCGAGGACATTAACAGAGCAATACATAAGAGAGACTCGTACGACGTTCTACCGACCGATATACGGCTCAGCGCCGGCGAGATCGAGTATATAAGCATAGATCGCCGTAACTATCTTCTTAAAGACGCTCTCGGTAAACTTAAAGCGAGCTACGACTTCGTACTTATCGACTGCCCACCGAGCTTAAACGTCTTTACGCTTATGGCTCTTACAGCGGCTACAGAAGTCATAATACCAGTACAGGCGCAATACTTACCGCTTAAGGGAGTAGCTCAGATCAGAGATACGGTAGAGCTCGTACGAGATCGCTTTAACCAAGAGCTCGAGATAACCGGCGTACTACTTACTTTCTTTCACTCTAACCAGAACTTAGACAAAGACGTACTCGAAGCGCTCGAGCAAGCTTTCGGCGATAAAGTCTTTAAGACAAAGATAAGCCGTAATAATAAGCTCGCAGAAGCGCCGAGCTACGGTAAAGACGTTATAGAGTACAGTCGGAATAGCAAAGGCGCCATACAGTACCGAGCACTCGCCGAAGAGCTTCTTAACATGAGACCACAGGGGAGAACATGAGAGAGATTAAGATAATACTCGAAGAAGACCGTCTACCGAGCGATATACACGGTATGACAAGCGAGAGAGACGGCGTATATTATGTACTTCTTAACGTAGAAGACCAGACAGAGCGAAAAGAAGCCGCTTTCTTACATGAGCTCTTACATATCTACCGAGAAGACTTTAAGAGCGGTAAGACCGTAGACGAGATCGAGACCGAGGTACGTAAAGAGCTCAGAGCAATAAAACAGTATATATAAAGCGAGGTGTAATAATGGTAGCGGCTACCAGAATGGTAACAAAAGAAGACGCTCTTAAAAGCGTAAAAGAAAACAAAGGAAGAGGAAGACCGACGGTATTAGAGACGAAAGACCTTATAATCGGCGTTCAGAAACATTATAGCTACAGGCGAGCCGTAAACGAAAAATACAGCGTAGCCGGCGGCGCTCTGGTCTCAATAGCAATAGGCGACGAAGACTTTAATAATATTTTTGTAACTGCGAGCGGCGATTTTAGATACCAAGGCGTACTCGAGCAAATAGGGCGATACTATTACGACGATAGCTTTACAAGTGAAGACGTAGACGAGGTTATTAAAATCGCTCTCGACGAGATCAATAAAGGCGAAAAGAGCAAGGATATAGAAAAAGCACTTCGTAAAATGAAAATCATAGTAAAGAAAGAAAGAGAGGTAGACCATGAGTAAAGCACTCGGCAATAATCCATTACTGAAAAAGGCAGAAGAGCCGGTACTCACAGAGAAAGAGGTAAGCGAGCTCAAAGCTCAGATAAGCGACGTAGACGACTTTACGACCATGAGCTTTAAGATCAGAAAAGCATACTTAAAGAAGCTCAGAGACTACGCCTTTACTAACCGGCTCGAGATCAAAGAAGCGCTCGACGATATACTCGGCGACTTTCTCGACCAGATCGACGACGCCGAGCTCATGGAGTACCCAGAGAAGCCCAAGAAGACCAGAAGAAAGAGAGGGTAAGAAGATGATAAAGCTCGAGACTACGACAGCGTACACGGCGCAAGAAGCCGCCGAAATGCTTAATAGATCGCTCTCGACTGTGAGAGCCTATATACGAGACGGCAAGCTTAAAGCTCATAAAGTCGGTAGAACCTACTACGTTACCGACCAGACTATAACCGAGTTTATAACCGGCGAGAGACCACCAAAGAAGACCGAGAGGGTAAGCGAATGATAGTAACATTTACAAAGAAAGAGCTCGAGCTTATCGAGAAGAAAGAAGCCGAAGCTAAGCAACGGTACGAAGAAGCTCGAGAGCGAGCTCGAACGCTCAGACCAGAAGCACCAGAGCCGCCGTATACCGGCAACGAGAGCAACGAAGAAGCGCTTAAAATCTATGAGGACTGGGAGAAAAGCGGCTCGGACGAGTGGCGCAAGGCTCACAGAGAAGAGATAGCTCTTAGCGCCGCTCGGTACGGCAAGAACACGACACGAAGCGAGCTTCTCAGAAAAGCCGACGACCGGCTCTTAAAGAAGATCACGAAGACCCAGACGGCTACAGTAAAAGCGCTCAAAGCTCAGCTCGACGTATATCTACAATCTGAAATTATGTATCTCAGCATAAAACACGACGACGAGGGACTCAGAGAAGCGATAGACGAGCTTTTTTACAAGCCTGTACAGACACTCGACGCAGATCATAAAGCCGAGCTCGACCGCTATATCGACTCAGCGCTCGAAGCTCTAACGGCGACAATAGGAGACGAACCGACTTACGTTACGTCTTTCGGGCTTAGTGTACCGCTCGACCCTAAAGCGAAAGAGTCGCCGTATTACTCTATCTACTACTTAGTACCGAGCGAAGAGTTACCGAGACATGAGACCACAGAGGAGAGAGACTACTACGTAACGAGACCGAAAGACTACGTAACGACTGTAGACAGACCGACGCAGAAGCTTTTTAATAACGCTCTCACGAAGCCGCTCGACGCAGACGCAGAAGCTCTATACGACGTACGGCTCGATAGAAAAGATAGAGTATCGGTACGAGTAGCTATAGACTACAGCGAGGTATTAAGCAAAGGTACACTCTTAGAGCTACCAGAGCTTAACCAGAGAGACTATAACGTACACGACGCTATCATAACTCAGCTATGCGCCGGTAACCGAGTAATGAGCTACGATATGATTTATAGAGCTATGACCGGCAAAGTCGGCGGTAAGATCACAGTACCAGACGAAGCCCGAAAGATCATAGACGAAGCTCTCGACAAGTTTAGAGGTACTTTTAAGCTCGAGTATACGTATATCGAAGACGGTAAAGAAATGGTAGAAAGCTACGACGAACCGCTCGTTACTTTTCGCCGTCTGGTAAAGAAAGAAAAGATTAACGGTAAAGTAATTACCGGCGGTATAGCTCTCTCAGATGATACCAAGCTCGACCCACCACTCTTAAAGTGGGCTCGCTTCAATGGTAACGAGATCGACACGAGAGATATAACTCTTCTCGATGTACCCAGTCTTAATAACGGCGACGAAAGCTTTACTATTAAGATGTGCTTATACCGGCGAGTTATATCTATGAGAAACAGCTTCGAGCGCAAATACCACAGCAAGAAAGAACTACCAGACAATCTAAGAAGCATACGTTACGATTACGTCTACTCGATGATAGGATTAGACGAGCCGAACGTAGACAAGAGAAAGCTCGTAAAGAATAAGATAGATCGCTGTATGAGCTACTGGAAAGACAAAGGACTCATAGCAGACTATCGCCACAAGAAAGACAAGAGCGCCGGTAACGCTTTCTACGCCGTAGAAGTCTCTTTTATGGCATCTGGAAAGTAAAGAGGGGACTACCGCAAAACACTCCATACCACTACCGCAAAACACTCCATACCACTACCGCAAAACACTCCATAGGGACTACCGCAAAACACTCCACCGGCGAGACGCCAAAAAGAGCCCACAAGCCCAGTATTTAAGCGGCTTCTCGGACTTTCGGCGAAAATGATTATGTAGTGTATTATGTATTTAATGTATGTAATAGCGCTCGTAGATGCGCCTATTACCGCTTACGCTATAGGCGCTACTACTCGATACAGACATGAAACCACAGAGAAAAGGCTCTCAGCCGCTCAACTCTCTACCAGATCGCCAAAGGGTATAGGGGAGTCGAGCGAGACCGACCGCTCTGGTGACCGCCGGCTGTACTTTTCTTTTCCTCTCTCGAGATAATTCGATAGAGGGGGTATTATTGCTATTACCTGTATTCTATGTTAATATGGTAAATACCGATAATATAGTAATATAGATAATACGACTTGCGCCGAGATAGCGCCGGCTTTTCCTGTGGTCTCATGGGATAGCGGTATATATGGGCGGCGTGGGCGCTTCTCTTAGCGAGGTGAGACGATGACATTACCAGAACAATTAGAGCCGCTACGAGATCGTAAAATATGGCTCTGTTATCCTTTGATATACAACCCAGAGAAACACGGCGGCGTAGGTGGCTACGATAAGCCGCCTATAAACCCTCACACTCTTTATAGTGGCATGAGCAACGACCCGAGAAGCTTAGCGACTTTCGACGAAGCCGCCGCTCAGATCGGTAAGACCGCTCGGGTAAAGGTAAAAGGACACGACGAGCTCGTAGAGTGTAAAGTCGCCGGCGTGGGTATCGCTCTCTCTGGTACAGGCGTTTTAGGCATGGACTTAGACAACGTAGTAGACAAAGAGCGGCGAGTAATGACACCAGAAGCCGCCGAGATCGTCGAGCTACTCGACACGTATACCGAGCTCTCGCCGTCTGGTACAGGTTTACATATACTCTTTTTCGGTACGCTACCGGCAGATATAAAGAAGCTCGCAAAACAGAAGCGAGATATATTTAAGACCGAAAAAGCCGAGTATCAGCTCTTCGACTCTGGGTATATGACGGTAAGCGGCGACGTTATCGACTTACAAGACGGCGGTAAAAAGGCTATAGCAGATCGTACCGAGCAAGTCGCCGAGGTATACGAGAAATACTTTCGAGAGGTGACGCCGATAGAAAAGCCGAGCACTCGGCGACCGGCTACCGCTTCTTCTGTGGTCTCATGTAGTACCGGCGGCTATACCTATTCGAGATGGCTCGAAGAAGTGCGCCGGCTCAGCGACGCCGAGATACTCGAGCGTATCTTTGTAAGCGGTAGCACTGGTAGCAAGGTAGAAGAGCTCTATAACGGCGATACGAGCGGCTACGGTAACGACCATAGCAGAGCCGACCAAGCGCTCTGTACCTATCTGTACGGCTTCACGAATGACCGAGGGCTTACCGAGCGGCTCTTTCGTTCTTCGAGCCTGTACAGAGCTGTAGGTAAGAGCCGTAGCTATCTCGAGCGCACTCTTAACAAGGCGTCGAAAGAGTGTAAGCAACTCGTCGGACATATCGAGTTTACCACAGAAGAGAAGAGAGCTTACGCTCAGAAGCGAGAAAAAGAAGAGCTCGAAGCTCGGCGTAAAGCTCGAGCAAACAGACCGCCGTTTTAAGGTAGCGGCTACCATAAATAGAAAGTAGGTGCATATATTGAGCGAGAAAAGCTACGAAGAAATGAACGAAGAAGAGCGTAAACAATACCGAGTAAGCCGGTACTTAGAGCTATCGAGCCAAAAGACGGCGCTCGCAGAGCTTACGGCTCACATAGAGACCGCTCAGCAAGGTTATTTGAATATGTGGGCTACAGGCTTTCAGAAGCTCGACGAGAAGCTCGACGGCGGCTTTCTGGGCGGTAACTTAATCGTACTGGGCGCTATCTCTTCTCTCGGTAAGACGACTTTCGCTTTACAGATCGCCGACCAGATCGCCGCACAGGGTAACGACGTACTTATCTTCTCTCTCGAAATGAGCAAAAACGAGCTCAACGCTAAGAGTATAAGCCGTAACGGTTTTAAGCTTACTCATTTGAATATGAAAAAGCCTAAGCCTTATACAATAGGGCAAAGCGACCGAGATTTATTTACTATGAGCGATATACTCAGAGGTAGAGTAGGCAAGCTCGGCGAGGATAAGAGAAAGCTCTTCGACGAAGCTCTCGCAGAGACCGCCAAGCTTAACGACCACTTGTATATAATCCGAGATAACGACGTAGACTTAGACAAGATCGCCGCTATTATCCAAGCTCACATAGACGCCGGTAAGATGCGACCTTTTGTAATAATCGACTACTTACAGATACTAAAGGCTCGAGAAGAAGCTCGTACGAGTGATAAGCGGCTACTCACAGACGACGACGTAAACCGGCTCAAAGACTTAGCTGTAAAGACAGACGTACCGATACTCTTAATATCGAGCTTTAACCGTAATAGCTATCTCGAGCCGGTAAGTATGGGCTCTTTCAAAGAGTCGGGTACAATCGAGTACAGTAGCGACACGCTCATAGCTCTACAGTATAGCGGTATGCAGTACCAGAAGCACTGGTACACGAATAATAACGGCTCGAAGAAGCAAGTCTACGAGAGCAAGATAGAACACGATACCAGGGTAAGACAGCTCGCCGAGAAGATGGACAAAGACGGCGCCGCCGGTCTCTTTCTTCCTATCGACGTCGTACTTCTGAAAAACAGAGGTATAAGCAAAGGTAAGCTACTCTTTGAATTTTGCCCGAAATATAATATCTTCTGCGAGAAGAAAGACCAGAACGACGAGCTTTACGGATGGAATCACGACGCAGACGAAAACCCTTTCGAGGATGACGAAGCGCCGGCGAAAAAAGGCTCTCTCGGTAAAGTCTGAAAATAGAATAAATACGAGTAATACGAGCGTATCGGTATTAACTGGTACGCTCTTTTATTGACTATTACTCGGTAATATGATAATATAGTAAGAGAAACTTAACGACTTTACTAATAAGAGTGATAACATGGGTATTATAGATAAGTTATTTAATCGAAAAAGAGCCGTAACGAAAGCTCAGCTCGTACAAGAGCCGGTAACCGGCTTCTCGAGCTACGCCGGCGACGCTTACGGTAACGATATTTTCAGAGAAGCGGTAGACGCTATAGCTCGTAACGCCGGCAAGCTTAAAGGCTCTCACGTTATACGGTACGCAGATCACGACCGAGTAGAGGGCGACTGTAAACTTAACCGGCTATTACAGACGAGACCTAATAAGTTTATGAGCGCTTACGACTTGCTCTATAAGCTTACGACTCGGCTCTTCCTGTATAATAACGCTTTCGCTTATCTCGACAAAGACGAGAGAGGTAACCTAAGAGCGATATACCCTATAACGGCGTCTCATGTGGATATACTCAGCGACGCCGGCGGCTCTCTCTTCTGTGGTTTCATGTTAAGGACTGGGCGAGAGATCGTACTACCGTACGAAGACGTCGTACACTTGCGGCGCTTCTTTAACGATAACGAGATACTCGGCGAGGACAATAGCGCTATAACGTCTGGTATAGAGCTCGCTCAGACCCAGAACGACGGCGTAACGAGTGCAATACGAGCCGGCGCTTCTATCAGAGGTATTTTAAGCTTTACTCAGATAATGAGCCCGAGCAAGCTTAAAGAAGAGAAAGACGCTTTCGTAAAAGACTATCTCGAGCTCGGTAACGACGGCGGCGTAATAGCTACAGATCAGAAAATGAGCTATACACCGATAGACAATAAGCCGGTAATACTCGACGCCGACCAAGCGAAAGAGATTAAGACCAAGATTTATAACTATCTCGGGCTTACCGAGCGTATCGTAAATAGCTCATACACAGAGGACGAGTACGCCGCTTTCTACGAGTCAACTCTCGAGCCGATAGCGATAGCACTCTCTCAAGAGTTTACCGCCAAAGTCTTTAACGATAGAGAGCAAGCTTTCGGTAATAGTATCGTCTTCGAGTCTGGGCGGCTACAGTTTACGAGCAATAAGACGAAAGTATCGCTTATCGCTCAGCTTGCGCCGTATGGACTTCTTACGATTAACCAAGCGCTCGAGATACTCAATTTACCGAGCGTAGCAGACGGCGACAAGCGCTTACAGGCGCTCAATATGATAGATCAGAGCATAGCTACCGAGTATCAGCTCGGCAAGAAACCAGATAACCGGCTTAAGGGTGTAGAAGATGAGAAAAACGATTGATTTTTGACTTAACCTAGGTGCAATACTGCACTCAGGTTACCGGCTACGCAGAGGTGGCAGAAGATGAAAAGAAAGAAGAAGCGCTCTTACCCAAGCGTAAAAGAAGTCGTTAAGCTCGGTAAGACGGTAAAGCCGAGTAGCATAAATGCAGAAGCTTATAAAAAACGTGGGCGTAGGTGTTTAACAGTATGAGAAAACCAGAGTGTAAAATATGTACGAACTGCGGCACTGTCTTAGAAGTCGGCGAGGTATGCGACTGTATGCTTAATGCGCCGCAGATCGCCGGCAGAGAGTACAGACCGGCAAGGCATAAAGACGGCTCTATACATTATTACGGCTTTCCTGTGAAGCCGAGCGAGCCCGAGAAGAGTAAACGAAGAAGCAAAAACTATTTTTATACGAGGTGACGCTATGACCGCATTACAGGCGATAAGAGAAGCTCTTTTACCTATCGGCGTACCTGTAGAGCTTGCGCCTTATGACGGCGGCGAAGATAGTACCTATATCGTCTATCGGGTAACCGAGTCTTACGGCGAAAACTGGGGAGACGATGAACCAGACGCCGAGATAAGCGAGTGTGTAGTATACCTTTGTTGTCCTCTGGGCGAAAATCCGAGCGAGCTCTCTCGCAAGATGAAAAAGCTCATAAGATCGAAAGACTACTTCACTTATCCGAGAATGGTATACGACCAAGACCCAGAGGGTAAAATGACGGTATGGGCTTATAACTTTCAATATGAGGGTGTACCAGATGAAAGAGATTAGAGTATCGGAAATACGAGCAAATGAGCCGCCGGCAGACGGCGAGAAAGCTCTTATTTTGAGTGGGCGACCTGTGGTATACGGTACGCCGACTCTCATAAAAGATATTAGCGGTAGCTATATCGAAATTGTAGAACGTGGCGCACTCGATAACGCCGACTTAAGCGACGTACGGCTCTTAGTCGGACACGATGCGAGCAAGATACCGCTCGCTCGTACTCCAAAGACCATGAGCTTACAGATCGACGACGGCGGCTTAAAGATCGAAGCGACGCTACCTAATACCGAAGCCGGT